GTACTACGTGCGCAGATTAGTACAAGATTACTTAGACATTGGTAAGGATGTGTTCGTGATGAACAGTTGCAAACGGAAGAACTGTGTGAACCCCTTCCACAATTCTTACAAGAACATGAAGGCGTCCAAAACCACTGGCGCTGACAGGGATTTAGCCTTAGCCTTCGCTAGCCAAGGCGTCCCTGTCAAAGAGATCGCCAAGGCGCTTAAAGTCCACACCTCAACGGTATACCGAATCCTCAAACATGAACGTTTTCATTCTTGGACTCAAAGTTAAAGATGAGCCGCTCGAAGATGATGGCACTGTGAACGTCAATGCAGTTGCATTGCCCTCCAGCGATAAGAAGACGACCACAAGGATCTCTCTCGTACAGAAAGCAGATCACTATGTGGGAAAGCTTCTGAAGGAACTTAAAGAAGACGAAACCTTCCTCGCGATCGGACCTACTAAGTCAGACCCCGATGGAATTCTGAAGATGCAGCCGATCCTGATTGTCCGTAAGGACAACTGGGATGACTTGCTCGCCGTCAATCTCTTCCTGGCCACTGGTGGTCTCGGACCCAAAGCAGAGGAAACTCAACTAGGGGACGCCACTGTTACCAACAGGTCTATCGCCTGGCGCGAGGAAGAACAAGAGACTTCTTGGATGAAACTGAGCTGCTGGAACGAACTCTCCGGTCAGCTCGCAGAACTTCCACCCGGAACACCGACTATTGCTGTCGGTCGGGTCAGCACCTCGGAGAAAGAGGAGAAGAAGTTCATCAACTACGGAGTAGAAAAGATCGTCTACCTTCCACGGACTCAGCGTTCCGCACCAAAAAAAGCTGCCGACCCCGAAAAGGGTCGCGTTTCGACTGCCGCTCTCGGTTCTCTGGATTTTTCGCTCTGATTCGTCATGGTTTTTATCGCAGGCAAATTTTCGGCTGATGAAATTCTCTGCCAAGTACCGCCGCACACGCTGCGCATCGATCTTCAAGCGCGTCGTTGGAAGTCCGACACTGATCCTGACGCGGCCATCGTGGACAGCAACGACAATGGTGTCCCCATCGAGTTTGTCCTGCTTGGGTTCACGCCGTTTTTTGGCAACCTTGGCATGCGCTCGCATGAGGAGTTTATTCGTATTAGTTACATCGGTGTTACACCTTCTCACCGTCTTCTTCCTCCACGCTGCGTTTGCACGAGCATCATTAGCGGTAAATCGAGCCAGAAGAACTTTATTTCGTTCTTCCAGACGCTCTACAACAACCGTATCAATGTTGGGGAGGTGATCACCAGCACCAAGTTCGTGCAAAAATCTTTCACTGAAAGGGACCCTGTGACGGGTGCTGACGGTGCCAAGATCAATTACAACGCTCTTGAATTTAAAGATCGCCCCGCACAAAGCGACGACGAGAAGAAACTCATTGAAGACATCTCGAACTGGCTGGAGTCGGATGGAGGAGAGCTGGTATCAGCTGCACTTCGTTCTCATATCCCCGGTGCGAATCTGGTTGAGCTTCCTCTGGGAGAGGATCACGCGGCGCTAAAGGCTTCCTTCGTGGAAGCCAACCCGAAGCGTCTTGAAGGAGAGGCTCCTGCTTCTCTCCAGTCTCTCCCTCCCACGGCAGGCGATCCTAAGAAAGCCAAGGCAGAGCCTCCCTCTGCAGACAAGAAGAGCGCCCCAAAGGAGCTGACCGACGACCAAAAAGCTGCCCTCAAAGCCGCTGGGTTAGAGTTCTGATCTCCTTGCAACCGCACCCACGGGGAGGCGACAGCCTCTCCTTTTTTTTGGTTACATGCTGATCAGGTCGCCGAAGCAAGGAAGCTCGACATCATTCGTGATGCACCACTTGACGATGTTTTCAAGCAAAGCACCCCGAATTAAATAGTTGGCGTAGACTATGCTGAGCGCCTCAGCCGTTTCTTTGGTCTCAAGTTTAGCTAAAGAGTCCTGGAACCTACGAAGCGCAAAATCTTGCTCAAGAGTCATGTAACTCCTCAGCGTCTCAACCACATCCCTCTCTGCCATGTCCTTCTATCAAGTCCCTAAATTTGTTTTCGACCCTATCGGGAAGTCGGGCCTCTGCTATGGAAACATTTTACTTCCTTCAGATTTCACAGGAGGCCTCAAAAAACAAGTAGAAAAGTACAATGTCGACAGTATTACTACGAACGAACACCCCGACAATATCGAAGACCCCGAATGGTGGGAAGCTCAGAGAGGCAGGTTTGACTGGGTTATTGCGATCACTCAGGGGTTAGGCGATAAGACAAACTGGATACTTGAGTACGGTCTAGACGTGACACGACACGGTGTGATCGTGCTCGATCGGTTGTCCCTGCTAGAGCCCACGCGGAAGCGAGAGTCTTTTCTTAAAGAAAGTAATCTTGTAAACCTAAAGATTCTCAGTCCTCGCCCGTCATTTCGTGCGGACAACAAACAACTAAAAGACTCTGTGACGTCTGCGTGGTTTGTGTTCTTTCCATTGGGAGCAGCACCTACTAATACAACTATTGAATACGAAGTAGGCTGGCAGCAACCAAAAATCTTAGCCCCGTGAGCAAGCAGCTCCTTCACAAGCTTGATCAGATAAGCGAGCTGCTCAAAGAGCAGAACGTCAAGCTGGACAAAATCACCGGTCTGATGGCAGGAAACCAGCTGCTGACGGAATGTGTTGACTACCAAGGTAAGGCTCGAGGATCTGAAGAGTGTGCGGAGATTGTGCTCGAGGCATTCTCAGCATCACTTTGCTTGATGTCTGAGCTAGATCAGAGAAATCGTGAGTATCAGTATCAAAAGCAGGAGTTCTTCTTGGAGACTGAGGACGACGAAGAGAAGCCGGGTCCAAACGGAATGACCGGAATTTTCTGACTTATAAAGAAGTGTCTGACACTAGAGTAACTGTAAACGGACTACGACATTACGTTTGTAATGGTGTACCTAAGCCACTTCCGTCGGTAACGTCAATACTTAGCGCGACGCAATCAGAAGCCACGCGGAAAAAACTTGCTCACTGGAACAAGATGAATCCTGGTGGTGCTGAACAAGCAGCCGAACGAGGGACCTGGATCCACAACAGTGTGGAAAACTATCTTCGAGGACTTAGGGTCGTTCCGCCAGAGATGTACCGTCTCTACTGGGAGGGGATGCCTGAACTCTTAGATAATCTCCTCGAGGGAGGCAGAGTTCTTTGGTCAGAACAACCGTTCAACCAACCAGCCTGGTCAAAGTACGTCGGTGACGACGGAGTAGGCAGGATTCACTATTACGACCCCGAAACCGGTCACGGGTATGCGGGCTGCTGCGACCTCATCTACATGGATCGAAACGCAGACATAATCCTTGCCGACTTTAAAACTAGCAACGGTCCCTACTCAGCCAGGTTCCCCAAGAAGGATCAGAATCTCGACGAAAAAACCAAGAAAGCACTCATCTCCGGAGTGTTTAAAACGAAGAAGACAAGACTACAGCTGGCCGCTTATAAAGCTGCGGCAGAAGCCTGCCTCGGAATTAAAATTAAAAAGACTCAGATCATTGTTACCACAGCGATCAAAGAGTACAACACTCAAATATTCACCTTTAACGAGGAAGATGTAGAGAAAGATGAGGCAAGTTGGTTTGAAGTCGTAAAACAGTATTACGACAATCAGAACGCTTTACCTTAGGGAAGGTTAGTGACAAAATAACTGAACCCAGGGGAAAGGAAGGGCGGGCGCTCCATAATCTTTTTAGATTTGCAGCCTTGGCTTTTTTGCGCACCAGCGCCATAATACACGTCACTCTGTGAGTTCCATGAAGTTCATCTGCTCAGTCAACTCTGTAGTCGCTAAGCACGTCGATCGATTACGGGCAAGATTGAAGCAAAAGGTAACTTCACCGCTTTCAACGAGAACTGGGAAGCTCTTGAGGCTTCCACGGGGGAGCTGGCAGCTCACTTAAAGCAGAAGAGTGGTCTCTGCGCCTGGCACCTTCACGAAGGCAAACGTAAAGCAAATAGAACGGGTGTAATAAAAGCAGGCTTAATTATTGTCGATATTGACAATCAGGCAGATCACAAAGATAAGGACGGAAACAAAGTACAAAAACAAGAGCTGACAGTTGAGGAAGCTCTTGAGCTTGATATCTGTAAAAAGTATCTGACGATTGCTTACTACTCACCCTCTACATCTGAAGGTTGGCCTCGCTTTCGTTTGGTCTTTGGCTTAGAGAAACCAATAATCGATGCCAATTTCTATCAGTGGTTCTCCAAGGAGATTTATAAACAGATTCCTGGGTCAGACGTCAGAGCCACTACGATCCCGAACCTTTTCTACGGACCCAAAGAAGAGACTGATCTGATCTGCGCTCCAGGTCGATTCATCCCCGCGAAGAAGACCGACGATGCTTTGCGGTTTTTTGCCACGCTTCCCGTAGAGAGCACCGATGAAGGCGACGAAGCGATCGAGATACTTAAAAGTGCTGAGGTTTCTCCTCGAGGGATTGACCTCACCGCTCTTGTCTCCCACACCGTCCGCTCAGTCTTGGACGGAGAAGAGGTTCTTGACCGGAGCTCAACGATGGCTTCTGTCGCCAAGGAGCTAGTCGGTTGGGTGAACTGGCTGAACGAGCGCAAGATCGCTGTGCGCGTCTCACCCTTGACAACAGCACAAGATGCGTTCTATAACATCTATGACTACCATCACGATGAAAATGGCAAGTTCTACCGCATCCTCTCTTCGGTAAGAGACACTGCTTCCCTTCTACCAGCGATCTCGCTCGCCTCTGAGCTTGGTCCTTTGGCGATCTGGAAGAAGGTAAAGTCGGTAAGCCGGTCGACCTTTGATCGGTACGCGACCGACGAAGAGAAGGAGAAACTCGCTTCGGCTCGCAAGAAGCAGATCAACTCAGTGCTCGACGCGTCAATTTTCGAGCTCTCCACCTCTACTCAGGTAGAGGACACATCAGATCAAATCAAATCAGACCCTACAAAAATGAAGACTCCTAACTCCCCAAAGGAGCTGGTCGACCTCCAAGGAGGTGGTTCTGCAAGCCAGAAGGTCACAGAAAACACTATTGCAGACACACTTATCTCCAATCTCGGAGGTAACCTTCTTTACGACAACACGCTCGATCAGTTCTACAGGTACGACCAGGACCTAGGTGTTTGGTACCTATACGACGAACAACACACCCGTCTCTATATCACCGACTGCCTGGACATCGTGGTCAAGGCTGGCCTGCTATCGCGCTATACGGCAGCCACGGTCTCGAGTATTTACCAGCTTCTCAAGCCAAAACTGCTGAAGTCTGTCCGTAACGGTAGGGAAAGCATCTGGACGACCTCTAAAAATGTCGTGCCCTTCAGCAACGGAGTGCTTGACCTGAAGACTCTCGAGTTCAAAGAAGGACTTCACAAGGAGCTCTATTTGCGTCACAAGCTCGGTTACGAGTACGTAGAGAACTCCTCGTGCCCCAAGTTCCTCACTTGGCTTAAGAAGGCTCTCGACCCAGGACAGGACATCCTGATTCAGGCTTTTTGCCGAGCAATTCTCACGGGATATACGTCAGGCGAGCGGTTCTTACACCTTGTAGGTCCTGGTGGCACCGGTAAATCCACGATGCAGCAGCTACTTGTCGCACTTGCAGGTTTCCACTCAACCCATACCTCAAGCCTCCAAACCCTTCACGACAACCAGTTCGAGACCTTCAACCTCATCGGTAAAAGGCTGCTCCTGCTCACTGACGAAAGCAACTACAACAAGCGGATGGACACGCTTAAGAAGCTGACGTCCGCCTCTGACACGCTTCGAGCAGAGCGGAAGTACGGAAAGGAAATCATTAACTTCAAACCTGAGTGCTTAGTCTGTATCGCCAGTAATGAGCACATCTCGTCGAGTGACTCGACAAGTGGTCTTGAGCGTCGGCGCTTGACGATCGTTATGGACAAGGTTGTCCCGGCCAGCAACCGCGTAGAGCTAATCAGTGTCCACGACGATCGGATCGAAGGAGAGTTTGTTCCGGAGCTCAGCGGTATCGTGAGCTGGGCACTCAAGATGACTCATGAGGAAATGCGTGATGTCCTCGCCAACCCCTCCAAGCATGCACCCTCCATCAACAAGACGAATATCGAAGCTCTTGTATTCAACAGTCAATTTGCTGCTTGGCTTGCTGACTGCACTCTCTACGCACCAAACTCCGTAACTCCTATCGGTCGAGGCGCTCTCACGCCCAACACTGACGAGAAAGAAAAAGGTTGGTTTGTGTCCAACGCATATGGTGCTCTCTATCCCAGTTACGTCAATTTCTGCAAGGCGTGTCAGTACAAACCCGCAGCAAAACCACGGTTTGTTGAGCGGACTCGTGAGGTGCTTACGAACATGCTCAAGGTGCCCGGTATCGAACTTGTGCTGAATGACGGAATTCCCTCTTTGAAAGGGCTGCGTCTCAAAGCATTTGATCTAAACTCCGACAGGGCATCTAAAGGTCCCGAGCGTCTGCCTTCACCCGTTGAGTTTGCTCAGGATCCCACGACTACTAAATGGGAAACCGCTTTCAAGAAACATGACCCAGCGCCTGAATCGTAATTTTCTCCTTGCCTCCGTTGCCACGCTTGGCATTGGTTGCGTCACTGCGATCAACGCTCCTGACTTTTTAGGAACTTCCTTCGCTTTTGGTGGTGGTCTTCTTGGTGGCGCCTGCATCGCCAACGACCAAGCACGCCGCAAAGATACCCAAGCGAGGCAGAGCGAACGAGTTACGTCGACTTTCTCCGCGCTCTACGAATTGAACAGAGGTGTACTAGATCCTGTACAACTCAGCTTCATGGCGAATATTCCCCTCGATCAGGCTCACGGGTTCTTGACCAACGTTGCGGAAAATACTGGAGGGCAAAAGATCCCGACCAAAGCCAACAACGGCGTGCTCTTTGCTTTCCCTCACTCACAGAACGCTCTAGACGAGCTGTCCAAGAACGCTGAGAACTGGGCTAAGGCCCAGAATCAGCAGCTTCAAGAGCAAATGGAGAAACAACAAAAAATTCTCCAGATGATGCAATTACGTCAGGCCGCTGCTCAACAACAAGCTGCCGTTAAGAAGGATCCTGATCCCTGGACCACCACGGGGCAGCCGGGGCTTTAGGAGCCCTTTAAAAAGTTCCACCCTGAGAGAGAACTTTCTTTTGACTCCTTGATTGCAGCGACAACCACGGGTAAATGGTTTGCGAGGTTGTACCCAATAGCTCGAGCGATCTGACGATGCTCTAATTGAGTATCCTCTTTGCCGCGAAGGCCAACGTAGTGGATAAAACTTCTGATGGTACCTGACATATGCAGGCGAGTAGGAGTATATAAAGGGAGTACATTTCTGGAACACTCACGAGATACTCCTGCAGCCAATAATTCATTGTATACCTCCTGTGAGTGGCGATCTAATTCTTTAATCTTGTCCCAATAAGTTTCTCGCAGGTACAGCGGCAGCTGCTCGCCACTGCACTGGCGGTTCGTCTCACCTTGAAAGCGAAGGTCGACCTTGTACGGATCTTCTAGCTCCTCGCCCTCAAGTGTTTCCCACGGATTGGTGTACCTCTGGGACAGTTCCTGATATACGAAACTCCGGTGACGAAGGATTTGAGGAC